CATTTGCTGCTGCGTACATTTTAATTTTAGTTGATAGATTTGCCATAGTTTGTCCTCCTTAATTTTATGTTATAATTTTGTATCCTTGAAAATATGCTTGTTCAAGTTGTCTTGAAGCATCAGCATTATTATCTTGTAATGCATAAACTTCCACATAATCTGATACTGCTAAATCTAAAATTATAGAAAAACTTACACCATTAGCTCTCATTACATTAGAGTAATTTTCTCTAACTAACTGCAAAGAACTAGGTAAAGATAAGCCTCCACCATTTTTTCTAAATGACGCTTGAAATCTTCTATAATCATTTTCTCCTCTACCTTCAAAAAAAAGATTTACATTAAAAAAATATTTACCAGCTTTACCACTAGGAACTGTAAATTTATTAGATGCAAAAGCACTATCTGTATCATAAACTTCTGTTCCAAACTCAACTTTAGTATCTGTATTATCACTTAAAGTTTGACCACTATTAGAACCATAAGCTGCAAAAGCTGGAGTGTTAGCAGCAGCACCAGTTACAGTTCCTGTAAATGCAAAGTTATCTGCTAAATTTATTGATTCTGATTGTATTTTATCTATTGCCATTTAATTATTCCTTTGGATATTTGTTTTTAATTGCTGTTCGTTTAGCTTGAAGATCAGTAAGTGTATCTCCACCATCTAATAGTGCATGGATACAATCTCTATGAGATGGATATTCAGCTTGTCTATTTCTTTTCCATTCTTCAGCATCATAAGCAGTTTGTAGCTCTGTTTGTTTAGCTTGAATATCTGCTTTTGATATTTCAGCAGTTCCGTTTAACCATTGAATACTATCAACACTATTTCCACCAATGCTTACTTCAGCATTAGGATTAATTGCTTTTATTGCATCTATAACTTTTATCATTAAGCACCTACCTCTAGTAATTGTATTCTTGAAAATCCTAAATTATTAGTAACAAGACTATCTGCACCACTATATTTTGCAATTTGAAATTTAAAAGTAACTGCACTTGTGGTACTTGGTGAGTGTAATAAACTTACAGGATGATGCCAACCAAATACTATTCCATTTCCACCATAATCATAAGCTCCAGCATAAATAATTTCATCTACAGAAGAATAAGAACCTGAACCTGTTTTTGCCATCATTTGTATTTTTCCTCTACCTTCAGCTGCTCCACTTGTACCAGCAGTTTGCAAAGAAACAGAAGCCAAAACAAGAATTTTAGAAGTCGATGCAGATGGAGTAATTGCTGTTTCCCAAGTAGTTCCAGATGCACTTAAAACATCTCCATAAGATGTTGCTGAAATAGTTGTATCATATTCATTATCTGAATTTACAACTTGTAAAATTTTTCCACTACCTTTAATTAAACTGTAATCTATTCTTTTAAGAGTCCCTGAGTCTGATACAAGGAATTCGTCAGTATCGCTAGGCTCACTTGCTAAAGCAGTTTTGCCAGAAATTAAATCATCTGCAATTTGAGCCGATCCAACAGATGCGTTTGGTGGATTAATTGTTTGTACTGCTTTTCCTAAAAATACAGCATACATAGTATCTGTACCATTAACCAAAGCTGCGGATAAAGTTAAAGATGTTCCACTAGCTGTGTATGCTTTGCCACTTCCAGGCTCTTGAACAACATTATTAACTACAAGCCTAATATCGTTTTCATTTACAACACTATGATCTAAAGTGTATGCAGTTTGACTATTAACAATAGTAAAAACTTGTTTTTCAAAACTTGCATAACTTTCAGCAGGTTTGTTTCCCAAATATCCCATATTAATTTTTTCCTTATGTACTAATTGAATCTACAACCGACAAAATGCAATCTACGGCAGAAGCGGTATCGCTTAACGCTTCAACACTATCTCCAGACTGTAAAACTACTTTTGAACCACCGTCAATTAACTCCAGAGATCCACCGCTTGGAATCGGTGCACCTTTGATTAAGTAATAACTTGTACTACTATTTTTAACAGTAGCGTCAATGGTTACGGAAGAGCCAGATTTATTAGCAAAACGCATACCAATTATTGCGTCATCACTATTCGCAGCAGCTCTTATTTCAGTTGCAGAAGTTCCGACATTTTGTTTTAAAATTCTTTCAAAATCTTGTGCCATATTCCTCCTTACAGGGCAATCGCCATAGCTACAGCAAACCCTGCACTTGCAGCACTAGAATTTGCGTCAACTAAAGTTACTATTCTTGATAAGGCAGCTTTTCTATTTGTTCCACCAGCTCCGTCATCAACTACAATTAAATCTGATGTTGTTAAATCCGCCCCAATATCAGTTGCCCCATCAATGTTTAAAGCTGATACTGAAACTTTATTAGCAGTACTTATAGTTCCTAATTTTGAATCCGCAATACTATTAATTGCTAAAGAAATATTTCCTGAAGAAGTAATCGGAGAATTTGAAACTGTAAATTCCCCTGCACCACTATCCGCTATACCTATTGAAGTTACAGTTCCGGTATTAGAAGGTGTAACTTGTGTATATGTAATATTAGTAGAGCCTATCGAACCGGTACTATCGGTTGTGCATAAAAATATTTTATTATCGTTGGTAGAACCTTGATTAACTACTACTAATCCGCCAGATAATTCTGCAATAGTATCATGTTCCGGATCTCTTGAAGCAGCTCCGCTTGATACTGCTAAATATAATCCATTTTCCGTAGCCGTTGATTGATCTTTAACTAAAACTCTATCTCCGGCAACTAAAGTAACACCGTCAATACTATCTCCGGCTTCTAATCCATTTGATAAATTTACATTAGCTGTCGTAGCAACTTCAGCAATAATTCTTGTTCTTAAACCGGCAACAGCTTCGTCAACATAATTTTTAGTAGCAGCGTCTGAACTATTACTTGGAGAACCTAATCCTGTTACACTTCCACCGGTAATTGCTACATTACTAGAGGCTTGTGTAGATATACTTCCTAAACCTAAAGAAGTTCTAGCCGTTGAACCTGATTCGGTTACAAAATTAGAACCATCTCCAACTATAAAATTACTATCCGTTGGCGTAAGTCCTGCAATATCTGTTAATTGTGCATCACTAGCCTGTTTTGCGTCTAATTGTGTTTGGATAGCTGATGTAACTCCATCTAGATAACCAAGTTCTGTTGTTGTAACATCACTAACTTCTACTTTTCCAGAACCGTTTGATTGTAAAGCTCTTGAAGCAGTTAAATTTGAAGAAGCTATTGTTGTTGCACCTCCGGTTAATGTTGCTTGTTTTGAATCTATTTGTGTTTGTACTGCACTTGTTACTCCGTCTAAATATCCTAATTCGGTATCGGTTACATCTGATACTGCTATTTTTTGTGAACCATTAGAAATAACAGCTCTATTTGCCGTTAAACTTTCGGTATCAATAGTAGTAGCCGAACCTGTAATAGTTGCCTGTTTTGCATCAAGTTGAGTTTGAATTGCACTTGATACTCCATTTAAATATTGAAATTCTGTATCTGATATAGTTCCGTTTGCAATTTTAGTAGCCGAAATTCCTGTTGGTATTGAATCATTTGTTTTTGATAATGCACCAATATAAACTGTTGTAATAGCTTCATTAGATAATGAACCGGAATCCCAAGTTACATTAATTGTAGTATTTGTTGAAAAAGAAGAACTAGAAATAGTTCCGTAAATAGTACCAGGTGTTGCTGCTGTTAATTTAATTCTTCTTCCGGCATGATAAACAGAAGTTACATCTACACCGGCAATCGTAAACGAAGTCGAACTTGCATAGGCATAAGTTACACTAGCATCGCCATCTCCGTATTCCACCCATTGACTATCATTAAACCAATCTCTAGTATTTTTCATTAATGCTCTAATTGCATTATTCAAATTACTAGGTAACATTCCCTCCGCTACGCTAATAGTATTTAATGATGTGTTACTTGCTTGTGTTGTTGAATAATCTTTAATATTTGTTGTCATTTAATCTCCTATAAACCATGCAAACGCTTTATTGTTTTCTTTGTTTTTTTGATTTACTAAAACATTAACCGCTTCTTCTACTTGTCTTTGAAAAAATTCTTGTGTATCTAAACTATATCTAACATTATCTATATCAGTTTTATCCGTCATCTTCTACCTGCTCTTGAAGCAATTAAATCAACTCCTTGTGCATGATTCCAGACTTTACCGCTAGGAATTTTTACATTAACTCTAATATATCTGCCGGATTCTCTAACCGGTACAGAACCGTTTGTTACCATAGAACTATAACTAGAAGTTGATATAGAATCAGCTAATCTTTCTCTAGTTGTTATTGCAACAGTAGAAACAGCGTCAACAATAGGTCTAACTTCGGTTATATCCGACCTTAATCCAGGAAACAACTCTATTTCTTTAGTTTCTAGCTCAACTTCATTCGAATCGCCTGAAAATATTGCTGCTTTTTTGTTACTATCTATTGCACCTAGATATAATTGTCCACCTTGCCAAAAGTCAGTATCTAAAGAAATATTAATATTTTCTAAATTTTCCGATATTAAGTCCATTGTTTCAACGGTATATGCCCCAACAAACTGGGTAAATATAGTAGAAGCTGAAGCGTCTGCAATAGACCATTTTTCGGTTACATAATTATATATAATAACTCTATCGCAAATTCCGGTTGTATTACTTGTATTATTAGAAGATGGATAAAGCCAAATAGCTAATTGATTAAAAGGGTCAACCGCAGCTGTTATTCTATCGCTAAATGCTTTGTTTAAATCGGTATCAAAAAATCTATTTACTTTTTCTGCCCCTATTGGTTTAACTTGATCTCCATTAACTTCAAAAAATCCATCGTCAGCGTAAAAGAAAGCTCTTCTATTATCTTGACAGACAGTTTTTCCATAAGTTGCACCTCTATTGGGAGATATAACTGAAAATCTAAATACGGTTGCCCCACCAACATAATCCATTCTTATAATTTCGTTTTGTCTGAAAACATAACCATATTCTCCAGAAGTTATAGCTACTACTTGTCCTCCAGAACCAGGTAAATCTTGATAATCAGCTTGTTTAGTTCCAGGTGTCCATGATTTAATGTCATTTAATCCTGACCATTGTACTCTATTCCTATATTCTAAATTAGGAGTTTGCGAATAATCAATTACATTTCCTGTAACTAAAAAATCTCTAATTACACCTGAAACTCTAAAAGTAGGCGGTGTTCCTGCGGTTGAAATTGTGCTTAAATTTGCAAAACCTGTTGAAGTTCCCATTAAAAAATATTGTGGAGCATCTACTCCATTACTTGCAATTATATAATCACCAAATTGGGTAAAGCTAACAAAATCGGTACTACTTCCGGTTAAAGGTGTTCCGCCTGTAAAATTTGTTGTCGTTAATCTTGTAGTGTCAGACGAAACATTGGTTAAATTATCTCTGCCGACAGTAGCTCTTGTAACTGTAACTTCTGCTGATGATACTGTTGCTGAAAAATCGGCATGACCATTGATAGTATTTTTTAAATTTGTAGCGGTAGTATCATTATTTGTTTGTACTTGAAATTCATTTGTAGATGGACTTCCAGTAGATGAAGTAAATACAACAGTTGAACCATCATTTTTCTTTAAAGTAATAGTTTTTCCAGCACCAATATTTGCGTAGTCAGAAACTGTGATTGTGCAAGTAGCGTAAGAATTAGTTAATACTTTTCCACCTGCACCAACATCAGTAAAAGCACCTGATGTTAATTGATAAATAGTATCTTCCGTTGCTGCAAAATTAAATGGTAAATTTTTTGTAGAACGGAAAGAACCAGCACCCTTTGAATCTTTTGCAATAGTACCGGAAGCTCCACCGGAATCAGCTGAATAAGCAACTAAAGACGGAAAAGGTTTATAAGAATTAATAGCATAATAAACATTCTTTGCAGTATTTGCTCCAGGATTTAGATGTGGTGGCTGATCAGGAAGCCATTCGCCAAAAGGTATTTGCATTTATATATCCTAATTATTATTAGTAGTTACTCTATAAGTTTGATTGAAAGGAGCAGAAACAGTTGTGTCTGATCTGATTTGCAAAGGAGAACCGCTAAATTGGTCTTCTCTATCGTTTCTTTCAATTCTTTCTAAAGCCGTAACATAATTCTGTTGCCATTGTTGTAATTTACTTGGTTCAATACCGCCTAAAAAATTAGCAGCATGGTATAAAGAACCATATAAATAAACAGCAGGGTGATTCGTTAAAATAAAATTTGAAGTATTTGTTGAAGATAAAGCGTCTATGCTTTTGTAGTAATTTAAAACTCCTGTATAAGAAGAATCAGGCGAAGGTGCAAATCTAAAGGTATCGCCAAGTATAGTATAAGTAACCGGTTTTCCTGTTGTTGAAGAACCTTTAATTTGATCCATTTGCGGAGGGGTCATGTAAGTTAATGAGTATTTTGTTCCACCTTCTAAAATATAAAAATCTCTTACTTGTAAAAATCCTGTTGGTAACGCTTCTGTTTCACTATCAATAGTAATATTGACTTGTGCAACCATTTCTCTAATTCTTAATTTTGAATTGTAATCTGCTTCTACTAATTTAATAAAGTCATCTGATATTTCGGAAGTTAAATCAGAACGATTTAACCAATTAGCAATAGAAGTATTTAAATCTGAATAACTACTTAATGCCATTATAACCTACCCTCAGCTGTTCTAAAATATTTAAACTCATTACTATTTAATTTTTTTTTCATAATTTTTTTTTGTGTTTCTTTAGGTAAAGCAAACCAATTATTACTTCCATTGTATTCGTTAGCCCATACTTGCAAAGCAAGAGTAGGAATTGAAGCAACTCTTTTTAAGTCCCTAGATTTAGAATAGCCGTCATTTAAGTTGTATAGAGCTTTATTATTTTTTAAGTGTGAATCTATATTAACTTCTTCTTTGACTACTATTTTTTTTTCGTTTTCATCTAGGATAAAAGTTTCTTTTTTTAATCCATCTACTCTAACATCTTTTTTCATCTTCCTTGACCTTTATATTTTTTTTTATTCATTCTTTTAAACGCTTTATTTGGCGATTTAGAATGTCGTCCAGGTCTTTTTCTTGGTTTTTCTCTTTCAAACCAAGCTGTGCCAAATTGACTTTTCTTTTTTTTTGCCACTAACTAGACATTTCAGTAACAAATAAATCACCACTTGTAGAAGTATTTCTAATAGCAGCAATTTTTTCTCCAGGTGAAACTTTTATTATTTCATAGTCTCCAGCATGAAGATAAGCATCGCTTGTTGTTGCCGTTGGAGAACCAGCAATTACATAATGGCAACTATGCGTAGTTGCTATTCTTACATATTGCGTTTGGCTTCCAAAAGCTGTTGAACAAGCTACTGAAGAATCTGTAAATGAAACTTTTTGTGTCGTTCCAGGTCTTAAAGCATAATTATAACTCATGTTCTTTCCTTTTTTAGTATGGGGAATCTTCCGCTAGGCTGATCCCCCATTTAATTTATTATCTTCTTATTACAAAAGTAACAAGTAATTTTTTAGTTCCAGTTGAACCACCGTCTGTAATTAATTCGATAGTTCCACCTTCTTCCACTCTGTTTGCAGCAGTAGGCGAAGATGTATCTACATCTCCAGCAGCCGAACCTGAGTGTGCAACCGTAATAGCAGAATTAGTCATAGCAGTACCGCCAATTTCAAAAGTAATTGCAGCGTTACCACCAGATATAGCTCCTTGTAAAGCAGTTAAAATTTTAACAACTTTACCACCATCAGGGATTGCTACGAAAGTTGAAGAAGCAGTTGATATATCTTCAATTTCCGCTGTTATAAAATAATCGTTTAGTGTTCTCATTTTATTCTCCGTTGTCGTTCCGTCTATAACCTTTTTAAGACTTCAACATTGGGTTAATTGAATGGGGTGCAATTATAAGCAAGGTTACACCCCAAACAATATTATTATTATGAAGTAGTTAAGTCTGTAACTAATCCACTAGATTTTTCGTTTCTAGCCTCAAGAGTGTATTCCGCAACTAAAAATCTCTGATCTGCGTCTTTTGTTTGTGCAGGAGTTTGAAGTTTGAAATCTCTTAAGAAAGCAACCGCCCACATATCCATTTCAAGGATTAATGCGTCCTGCCCTTTTTTAGCAGCAGTAGCATTAGCACCTCTAATAAATCTGTTAGGGGCAACTTGCATAGTTCCGAAATCTGACTCATATACATCAATAGAAGTAATTAATCTTCTATCTTCTGCAGAATCAAATCTAGTTGAACCACCTGTAAAACCAGACAGTTTTTGTTTATTGAAAGCACCAACCATAATCATATTAGGGTTTCCACCTTCAGTGAAACAACTTCTCAAAACGCCTTTTAACTGATCTTCAGTAAAAGCTCTTTGAGTTCCGTCTGTTCTAGCAGCACCGTTTCCGTTACCAGATCCGCCTGCACCAGCGTCAACATTAGTTTCTATCCAAGTTTGGCATCCACCAAGTTTTCTTGCTGTTGTAGCGTTTCCGGCTGCAGCTGCAACATTAGATAAAAGAGCAGTTTCCATATCTCTTTTTAATTCTTTTGCTGCTTTTGCAACTTGGTAAGCTAATTCATTAGCTCTACCAGCAGAAGTTACTGCTTCGTTAGTTCCAGAAACTTGTACACCTTTAGTTGAAATTTGAGTGTAGTTAGTTTCTTTAGTTGTTGCTGACATAGTTCCGTAAGAAATATCAGCTCCCTCAACCGCAGCATTTGCTGCAACTGCAGCTAACGCATCTGTTTGCCATTGATGGGAAGTGTTTGTTGCTTTTGCTTTAGCAACGCCAGACATAAAAGGTGTCTCTGTAGGCGAAATCGAATAAATGATGTCCGCTAGGTCTTCTCTTATGCCGACTGTTTGGTATGTTTGATATACAGCCATCGTTTTCTCCGTTAGGTTATTGGTTTATATATATCGCAATAACAAGTCCGTAGCATCTTTAGGATTTCCAGACTTTTTAAGCGACTTAAATTTATTCAACCTTGATTGAGAATTAAGTTCTTCTTTATTGGCTTTGACACCGGCTTTAACAACTCTTGATGGTTTGACCTTTTTATTAACTAAAGTTGGTTTCAACTTTTTGTTATTTTGATAACTCATAGCGTCAACTATGACATCAAATTGTCTAGAATCATAAATTGCACTTACTTCGGATTGATTAAATCCTTTAGTCAATAAATAATTAGACATATTTTGTCTTAAAGTATTTCCTTTAACAGGATCGGAAAGATCAGGAAACTTTAAAGCTACCTTTTTCTTTTCTTCATTTAAGACTTCTTGAAACTGTTGTGTTTGATGATCTCTTAACCTACGCTGGGCTTGAGTAATTGTTTCTCTTCTCCTACGCATTTTACGATCAACTTTCGCAGCTTCAGTTGGGTCTTCTTCCCATAACTGATCAAGTTCTTTTGAACTCATATCGTTGTTAATTTCAGCATTCAAAGTCAACACAAGAGAATTTAAATCTTCTAACTTGGTTGAATATTGTTTTGCTAGACGATCTTTTTCGGCTTTAGCTTCTCTTTTTTCAAAAGCTAATTCTTCGGTTTTTCGTCTATAATCGGCATCCTTTTGATAACCTGCTTTTAATTCTTCAAGGTCAACTTCGATAATTTCACCATTTACTTTAACTTGGTGTGTATCGGTTTCTTGTTCTTTAATAGCATCCTCTTTAGGAGCTTCTTCTTCAACAGGAGCTTCTTGAACTTCTTGTTCTTGATTAGCTTCTGGTTCTTGTTGAACTTCTTGAGTATCTTCTGCTTTCGCTTCCGGTTCTTTTGG